GGGCTGGTGGTCCGGAAAAATACGGACAGGGGTGTCCAAATCGGCCGAATGCGGGCAGGCTCAGGGCGCGCCGTCGGCCTGATTTTTCCGCGCCATGGTATCGCCGGACCGCCCCCAGGGCCGCTTTACCGGTCGATTTACCGCTGGATTTACCGGTCGGGAGGCCGAAAAATGGCTCGACAGGCCGTGCGACTATTCATGCGCGTCGAATTCCAGGATGAGATTTGCATCGGAATGGCGCGCACAATGGGCGATATTCCGGCCCTTTTAGACGCCATTTCCGCGAAAATGCGCGCGGAATTGCGCCCCGACGACCTCGAAATGGCCCCGAAAATGGCCGCGAAGCCCAAAATTAGCCCCGACAGCCCAGGAGGGTGACATGGGACAGCGTGGACCGCACCCGAAGCCGACCGCTTTGCGGGTGTTGCAGGGCGACAAGCCCTACCGGATCAACCGGGACGAGCCGAAGCCCGCCGACGAGGGCTTGGAGTGCCCCAGCAGCGACCCGGCGACCCGCGAGGTGTGGGATTTCGTCGTCTACCACCTCCAGAAGATGAAGTTGGACGCCACCGTCGACCGGGACGCCCTGCTCTGCTACTGCGAGGCGGTGGTGAACCACCGGGAAGCCTCCCGGCAGATCGCCGAGGACGGCATCGTGATCACGAACCGCTTCGGGGACCTGGTTCGGCACCCGGCGACGGTGGTGCAGCGGGAAGCCGCCGCCGTGGTGGCCAAGTACGCCCACATGTTCGGTTTCACTCCCTCGGCGCGCTCCGAGATCCGCATGGGCAACGTGAATCCGGGGTCTGACGGTGCCTCCGACGCCTCCCGCCTGCTCACCGGCTGAGCTGCCGCCGGTTTGCGGGGCCACGTTCGACGATCAGAGGTGTTCCCAGCGCGGGGAGCACCTGTGTGAGCCGCGTGCGGCCCGCGTGGTGGCGTTTTTCGACGAGATTTTGGTCCACACGAAGGGCCGCTGGGCGCGTACGCCCTTCCATTTGGCCGACTGGCAGCGCGACGGGATCGCTGTGCCGCTGTTCGGGACGGTGATTTGGGACGACGAAAGCGGCCGGTACCGCCGCCGGTACCGCATCGCCTGGATCGAAATCGCCCGAAAGAACGGCAAATCGGAGATTTTGGCCGGTTTCGCGCTCTACCTGCTCGTAGCGGACGACGAGGAATCGGCCGAAATCTACGGTTGTGCGGCCGACCGGGACCAGGCGCGGAAGGTTTTCGACGTCGCCATGCGGATGGTGCAGCTCTCGCCGCTGCTGTCGCGCCGCCTGAAGATCTACCAGGCGTCGAAGCGCATCGTGGACGTCAAGACGGCCTCCTACTACGAGGTGGTGGCCGCCGACGCCGCCGGCAACCTGGGCCACAACCCGCACGGGGTGCTCATGGACGAGGTGCTGGCCCAAAAGAACGGCGGCCTGTGGACGGCGATGCGGACGGCGATGGGCGCCCGCGTCCAGCCGCTCATGATCGCCGCCACCACGGCCGGCGACGACCCGAACTCGTTCGGTAAGCGCGAACACGACGAAATGCTGCGGATCTCCGAGGACCCGGAGCGCGCCCGGCACGTGTTCACGTTCATCCGGTCCATGCCGCAGGACGCGGACGTGTGGGATGAGGCGAACTGGGCCTGGCCGAATCCGGCATTGGGGTCATTCCTGTCGTTGCAGTCACTTCGGGACGAGGCGCAGGAGGCCCGGAACGACCCGACGAAGGAGAACGGCTTCCGGCAGTTCCGGGCGAACCAGTGGGTGAGCCAGGCATCGAGGTGGATGCCCATGCACCTGTGGGATTTGTGCGCCGGGGACGTCTACAAGCACCCGGACACGGGGCTGCGGCGGCTGAAGGGCCTGAAGGCGTACGCCGGGTTCGACTTGGCGGCCAAGTTCGACCTATGTAGCTGGTGTCTGCTCATCCCGGAAGCCCGAGATGAAGACGTGGTCCACGCCCTTTGGCGGTTCTGGCTCCCCGAGGAGGGCCTGGACAAGCTCGACAAGCTCCATGACGGCGTCTTCACGCGCTTCGCGCGAGCCGGGTGGCTGACCGTCACCGAAGGCTCGGTTATCGACTACGACCGAGTAGTAGCGGATGTGACGGCGGACGCGCAGGTCTTCGAGATCGTCGGGGCCGACTGCGATGAGTGGTCCATGTGGCCGGTGATCAACCGCATCGGTGAAGCCACAGGGCTCGACGTCGAGCAGGGCGAGATCACCGCTTACCGCAACACGTACGACCGCATGTCCCCAGGGATGGACGACCTGATGGGGTTGGTCCGGACCGGACGCCTTCGTCATCACGGGAACCCTCTCGCACGGTGGTGTTTCGACTGGGTGGAGGTGCGGCACGCGGCGTACGACCCGAACCTGGTGCGGCCGGTGAAGCCGGAACGGTCCACGGATCGGGCGCGGATCGACGCTGTGCCGTCCGCGGTGATGGCGGCGAACTGTATGCGCATGCGGGCCACCGTGGACAACGTGTCGGCGTACGAGACGCGCGGGCTCATGGTGATTTAGGGAGTTGAGATGCTGGCTGGCGTTCACGAGGTTGCCCCTCCGGCGGCCACTGTCAAGGCGTTCCCGGCGATGGCCGTGGGGCGGGAGTTCTACCCGAACGTCGTCACGGCCGCCGCGAAGGTCGACCTGGGGCAGGTGATGGCCGGGAACTGCACGCCGTTCTGGCGGGCCGGGAAGTTGGTCGTCTGGTCATTCAAGCCGAGCCCCAAGGACGTCACGTCGGGCGCGCTGAAGCCGACGATCACCGCGCTGGCGCAGTACATCCAGCAGAACGGGCTCACCAACGACGTCGTACTCTGCCCGTGGCACGAACCGGAGAACGACTTCGCCAACCCGACACTGTTCGTGGGCATGTTCAACACGGTCAACGAATGGCTGAAGGCGGTAGACCCGCGCATCCTCACCACCCACGCGGCGCTCGGCTACTACTACCGCAACACCACGGCCGCCATGGCGGCGCACTGGCTCACCAACGCCGACGTCCACTCGATCGACCTGTACTCCGGCCGCAGCTTCCCGTTGGCGATGACCCTGCCCACCAGCCAAGCCTTCCTGACCTGGAAGGCCGCCCTGCCGCCGTCGGCGCGCTGGGCGGTCACGGAGCGGGGTTTCATCGCCAAGCCAGCCGACTCGGCGGCCCGGGTGAAGGCCATCAATGCGGAGGCGGACTATCTGGCTTCGCTGCCGGAGCTGATCCGTCCCGAGTGGTACATCCTGTGGAACACCCCGGGCACCGAGAACGACACCACGATCCCGCTGGACGCTGCCGCGCGTACGGCGATGTGTTCGCTGTTCGACCGGGTGGCGCACTAGGGCCGCTCCAGTTGTTCCAGCGTCCGCGCCATGTCCCTCTGGGTGCGCGCCAGGCTGTTGAGCATCTCGGCCATTCGTCGCTGCTGCGAGGCGAGCCGCTCGATCAGTGCGGCCCGTCTTAGGGCGTGTTCCTCGCATCGTCCCTCGTGGTTCATAGCGGCGCTGTTCATGGCGGCGCTCGGGTCACTGATGTCACCACTTGTCACCACTCCACGCTACCGGAAGGCAGCCCCCATGTTCGCCCGGCACTGGCCCCTCTGCGAGCGCGTCCTGATCAACCTCACCAACGGCGACGCCATTGCCGGACTGTTGATCGAAAAGCGCGGCCCGCTGCTAGTGCTGGCCCACGCCCGGCTGATGTCCGTGGAGAGCGGCAAAACCACCCAGATGGACGGTCAGGTCTTCATCGAAAGGGACCGCATCGCCTTCTTGCAGGCACTCACTCCAAAGGAGTAACCCCGATGGCGTTCGTCGTGTCCGAAGGACAGATCACCAAGCTGCAAACCGGGCCGGCACTCATGTCGTCGTGGAGTAACATCCCCGCGACCATCCAGGTCGGCCGCAACCAGTGGCTCACCTACTCAGAGCTGTGGCGCAGCCAGCCCGCAGTGCGTACGGTGATCGGCTTCGTTGCCCGCAACATCGCCCACCTGGGCATCGACGTGTTCACCAAGAACGGCCCGGGCGGCTCCGACCGGCGCAAGGCGACCGACCACCCGCTGACCCGACTGCTGAACGACCCGCTGCCAGGGTCGAAGTGGAACCGGTACCGGCTGATCAACTGGACGGTGCACGAACTGTGCATCTACGACGCCGCGCATTGGCTGAAAGTCCGCGGCGACGACGGGCAGCTGGCGCTGATGCCGATCCCGCGCCGGTTCATCGACCCCGTCGGCACGAACGCCCTCTTCGCCGACAAGTACCGGATCACCGGGCAGGCCGGATATCAGGACGTCGACGCCGACCAGGTGGTCCACTTCCACGGCTACAGCGACGACCCCCGGTTCGGGGTGTCGCCGATCGAGACGCTGCGGCAGGTGCTGGCCGAGGAATACGCGGCCGGGCAGTACCGCGAGCAGATGTGGCGCAACGGCGCCCGCACCGGCGGGGTGATCGAACGTCCCCGGGACGCGCCGAAATGGTCCGACAAAGCCCGGGTCCGGTTCGAGACGGAGTGGCGGGCCATGTACTCCGGCGACGGCTCCGATGCCGGCGGCACAGCCGTTCTCGAGGACGGCATGACGTACAAGCCGACCGGGATCACGCCGAAAGAGGCCCAGTTCGTGGAGTCCCGCAAGCTGACCCGGGAAGAGGTGGCCATCGCCTACTACCTCAACCCGGTGATGTTGGGGATCTCCGAAGGCACCACGGCGGGCGGCTGGAAAGAGATGCACACGCAGCTGTACCAGGACGGCCTCGGCCCGTGGCTGGAGCAACTGTCGCAGGACATCCAAACCCAGCTTCTGCTCGACATGGACCCGACCGCCTCCGACGGCTCCACCTACGTGGAGTTCAACATCCAGGAGAAGATGCGCGGCTCGTTCGAGGAACAGGCCGCCGCGATCTCCGCATCCGTCGGCGGCCCGTGGATGACCCGGACCGAGGCGCGCACCCGGTTCAACCTGGCGCACCTGCCCGAGGCGGACGAGCTGGTTGTGCCCATGAATGTCACCGCGGGCGGCCTGGCCAGCCCGCGCGATACCGCACCCGACCACCCGAGCAACGCCGAATCCAACGGTCAGTTGCCGGGACCGAAGCCACCCCAGGGCGGTTCACAGTGAAATACAAGACCCTCCCGGCGGCGCTGAAGGCGCCGCCGGTTCACGTTCCGGACGCGCCCGGCTTCGAAGCCATCGTCAGCGTCTTCAACAACAAAGACCTGGTTGGTGACATCGTCCGGCCGGGGGCGTTCAAGGATTCGCTGGCCGCGTGGCAGGAGTCCGGTGATCCGATCCCGGTGCTGTGGTCACACCGGATGGACTCCCCGGAGTTCAACATCGGCGCCGTCACCGACATCGACGAGGTCGGGCCGGGCGACCCGCGCATCCCCGAGTCGGCGTCGAAGTGGATCCACGAGAACGGCGGCCTGTGGGTGAAGGCCGACCTGGACACGGCCGGCAGCCCGCTGGCCGCCCAGGTGCACAACCTGCTGCTGAAGCGGCGGGTCACCCAGTTTTCCTTCGCGTACGACGTGCTGGACGAGAAGACCACCCCGGCTGGCAACGAGCTGCTGAAGCTGTGGCTGCACGAGGTGTCCACCACGCCCATCGGCGCGAACCCGCTGACTGAACTAGTCGGCGCCAAGTCCACACCCGAGCCGGTGGCCCCGAGGCCGCCGTCTGCGGCTGACATCCGCCTGCGCTGCGCCATCCGGCTTGCAGCTATCGCCAACTGACCTTCCCAGGTCGCGCCGAAAGGACACACAGAAAGATGCGTACCGCTACACGCGACGCGATCGAGCGGGAGCTGAAGGCCGCCGATGCGATCGCTGCCAAGGCCGAGGCCGAGAACCGCGAGCTGACCGACGACGAGCGCAACCTCATCACCACGCACTTCGGCAAGGCCAGCGTGATGAAGGAGAACGCCGACAAGGACGACGAGCTGTTCGGCAAGATGAAGGGCCTCACCGACAGCCTGGGCCTGTCGACCGCGCAGGCCCTCAACGGCGCCCCGACCGGTCTGGACCTCAAGCGCGCCGCGAACGACGCCAAAAGTGTCAGCCCGGAGGTGGCGGCCAAGCGGCTCAGCCTGGGCGGGCAGTTCGTCGACAGCGACGCCTACAAGAACCTGCTGAAGTCGGCGCCGTCCGGCGTGTTCAGCAAGGACCTGCACGTGCAGTCCGGTGTGGCCCAGTTCAAGGACCTGCTGACCGGCTCCGACCGGGACGCGTCGGCCGGTTCGCTGCTGCGCCCCGACTACCGGGGCCTTCAGGACCCGTTCTACCAGCGGCCCCTGCGGCTGCGGGACGTGGTGGGCGCGGGGGCCACCACGACCGACACCATCGAGTACGTCCGCATCCTGAGCGTCACCAACAACGCGGCGCCGGTCGCTGAGGCGACGTCCGCGGCGGTCATCGACGGCACCACCGTGGACGACGTGGCGGGCGGTCTGAAGCCCGAGTCGGCGATGGTGTTCGAGAAGGACAGCACGACCGTCAAGACCATCGCCCACTGGATCCCGGCCACCAAGCGGGCACTGTCGGACGCGTCGCAGATCCGCACCCTGATCGACCAGTTCCTGCGCTACGGCCTGGAGGAGGAGCTGGAGGACCAGATGCTCGCCGGCGACGGCACGGGGGAAAATTTCCTCGGCCTGGCCAACGTGTCCGGTGTGCAGACGCAGGCCGGTCCGGGCGGCGGCGAGGACAACTTCACCGTGACCCGGCGGGCGCGGCGCAAGGTCCAGATCGGCGGCCGGGCGCGGCCCACCGCGTTCGTGATGAACCCGATCGACTGGGAGAACATCGAACTGAAGCGGGACACGCAGGGCCGCTTCTACGGTGCCGGCCCGTTCAGCATGACCCAGCCGACGCTGTGGGGCCTGCCGGTCGTGGAGGCCGAAGTCGTCCCCCAGGGCACCGCGTGGGTTGGTGCGTGGAACTACGCCGTGCTGTACGACCGGGAGCAGGCGGGCATCCAGGTGACCGACTCGCACGCCGACTTCTTCATCCGGAACCTGGTCGCCATCCTCGCGGAAATGCGGGCCGCGTTCGCGGTGCTGCGCCCCCAGGCGTTCGTGAAGATCACGCTGGCGTAGTGGCCCTGATCAGGTCATCGACGGCATGCCCGCTGTGCCAAAGCCGAGGCTTCGTGTGCGGTGGGCATGCCGCCGTGACTCCCGTTGATCTGATCCCACCAAAGACCAAGGAGCAAACCATGACCGAGCCGCAGGAACTGCGTACGTACACCTACACCGACAACAACGGCACCGAGGTCACCGCGCAGCTGAACGAGCGGGACGCGCAGCGGCTGAACGCGAAGCCCGTCGACGGCGCCGACGCTGGCAGCACCGACGCTGGCAGCACCGACGCGAAGGCCACGGACGCCCCGGCGACCAAGGCGCGCAAGGCAGCGGACAACAAGTAAATGACCCCTCTGGCCACGCCGGAGGAACTGAACGCCTACACGCGACGGACCGTCGACCCGGTCCTGGCGGATCTGCTGCTCGCCGGCGCGACCGGCACGGTGCAGACATACTGCGGCTGGGGCATCAACGCCGAGGCCGCAGTCACGTTCACCGTGGACGGCTCGGGAAGCCAAGTCCTGAGCTTGCCGACGCTGGAACTGACCGACGTGCAGTCAGTCACCGTCAATGGCGTGGCCCTGGACCCGGCCACCGACTACAAATGGTCGCGTCGCGGCCAGCTGTATCGGTGTGCCGGGGTCTGGTCGACGTGGTCCCAGATCGATGCGGTTGTCGATCACGGCTATGTGACCGCCCCGGACGTCCTGAAGATCGTCGCGTTGGCGTTGGCCTCCCGCTTCATCGACAACCCTCAAGCGCTCAAGAGCGCGCAGGTCGGCAGCGTGTCCCGCACGTGGTCCGACTCGATGCTTACCTCACTCGAAATGGCGCTGCTGGACGCGTACCGGCTGCCATAAGGAAGGACACTCTCATGGCTCTGGTCGCCAAGGAAATCCTGAAGATCGGCTTTGTCGTCGCCGCCCTGCCGGGCAACGCCGTCTCCCGGGACGCCGTGGAGAAGTACGGCTGGCAGGACAAGGTGGAGGACGACGGCAAGGGCGACGCCCCGCACCCGAACCCGGCCAACCCGAACGAGGCCGGTAACTGATGCTCCCGCTGGCCACCACCACGGTCACGGTGAAACGTCCGCCGGTGGCCGACGACTACGCCGAGCCGTACTCCGGCACCCGCACGCTGGACGACATCGTGACCGGCCTGCCAGCCGTGATCGACGCCGGGACGGGTCGGCAGGTGGCGGCCGGCGGGGAGCAAACCGTCACCGAGCTGCGGTTCTACACCGACGAGGCGGACGTCAAGAACACCGACTACCTGCTGGACGAGACGTCCGGGGTGCTGTACCGGATCACCTGGTGCATCACCTTCACCGGCGACCACGTTGAAGGCGGGATCGAACTGGTGGAGGGGTTGGTGTGACATGCGCCAAGACCCGGAGACGCTGTACTTCGCGTCGGCGGCCGAGCGGTGTCGGGAGATCTGCCAGGAGATCGTCGACGAGATCCAGATGTCGCCGCTTACCCCGGTCGGCGCCACCGGCCGGTTGAAGACCGGCTACCGGGTTCGGCTGGCTGGCGACGGCGCGGAAATCTACACCGACACCCCGTACTGGCGGTACGTCGAGTACGGGACGAGCAAAATGCGCGCCCAGCCGCACGTCCGGCCCGCCATCGAAGTCGTTCGCCACCTGAACACCGGACGGGGCGCGCACGGCTCCGACTGGAGCCCCGAGCGGAGGCCCGGCGAATGACCGACGTCGAAAAGCTCGTCCAGCAGTGGCTGGCCCAGTCCGCGCTGGCCGCAACGTCACTGACCCGCACCGATGGCGGCGTCAACGTCTTCCGGGCCATGCCCAACAAGGCGCCGCTGCCGTCGATCGTGCTGTCCCGAGTGGGTGGTGCCCCGCCCGCCAGGGTCACCCTGCCGCAGGACAACGCCCGCATCTCTTTCGCCTGCTGGGCCGCCAGCCGTGACGAGGCGGCCGGGCTCGCCGCCCAGCTGGTCGACGAGTTGGGCGCGCTGGGGGAGACCGGCGGCTGGGGTCCCACCGTCACCGGCCACCTGAGCGCGGCCGAAGTCCTGTCCCTGGTCTGGGTGCCCGACCCGGCCTCCGACACACCTCGCTACGTCGTGGACGCCATCGTCACGGCAATCACCGGCTAACCGCCGAACACACATCACGGGGAGAAACTCAATGGCTGACTTCAATGCCGCAGCCGTGCGATTCGGCATGCCGGGCATCCTGCGGATTGCACCGCTCGGCACCACCGAGCCGACCGACGAAAACGACGCGTGGCCGTCGGGCTGGGTCCCGCTCGGCTACACCTCCGAAGGTTCCGTCTTCAACTACTCGATCTCCACGGACAACGTGGAGGTTGCCGAGGAGTTGGACATCCTGTCCCGGGTCACCACCGGCCGCGACGGCAACGTCGAGTTCGCCCTGGCCGAGGTCACCTACAAGAACCTGATGATCGCCTTCAACGGCGGTGTCATCGCCTCCTCGGCGCTGGGTTCCGCGTGGTCGTTCGAGCCGCCGGACCTGGGCACCGAAACCCGGGTCATGCTCGGCTGGGACGCCAACGTCACCACCGCCAACAACGACCTGCGGATGATCTTCCGGCAGTGCCTTCAGGGCGGATCGGTGGCGCTGGAGAACCGCAAGGGCTCCACCAAGCAGGTCATCACCCAGCAGTTCCAGCTGGAGAAGCCGGCCACCGGCCTCAAGCCGTTCAAGATCCTCGGCGCCGACACCCTCAACCCGGCCTAAGCCGGTCTGACTGGGGCAGCGGCGACCCCCACTCGGCCGCCGGGCGTTCGCCCACCACGAAAGGCGCCCGGCCGCCACTCTCTCCCGAAAGGACCCCATCGTGGTCACCCGCGATTTCGACGCCATGCTCGCCGAGCGGGCTGGCGTACGCCCAACGTTTCGCGTCGCAGGCCAGACGTTCACCGTGAAGGCGAAGCTGAACTTCCGCAAGTTCTCCAAGATGCTGTCCGCGCTCGGCGCCGACGACACCGACGAGAACGAGGCAATGGACGAGTTCTTCCGCATGGTGCTGATCCCGCAGGACCGGGACCGGTTCTTCGAGCTGCTGGACAGCGACGACGAAGACGAGTCGAAGGTGGTCGGCGCGGACCAGATGCGGGCGCTGTCGCAGTGGCTGATGGAGCACTACACGGGAAAACCGCAGACCAGCGAGGAGTCCTCCTCGGATGGCTCAGCCAGCGCTGGGGAGTCGCCGAATGTCGTCTCGCTGAACTCCCGGACCCAAACCGCCTGAGCATGCGGGCCGCGTTCTGCGTGCTCTGGGAGGTGATGGTCGCGGACGCGCGGGCCGAAGCCCTCGACCTGCATGCGCGGGCCACGTTCACCAAGGACGGTGACACCGTCCTGGGCACCCGCGCCCGCCTCGATCAGCTTTCCGAGCCGCCGCCGGACGAGGTGGCTGAACGTCGCCAGACCAGGCTCGCGCAGTCCAGCGCGGGACTTGCACTCGCATTCAAGGCCGGGTTCGTAGAAGTGGGGTAGGCCGTGGCCGTCATCGATGAATCAGTGGTCCGTATCCGGCCGGACTTCACGGGCTTCCGCACCGAGCTGCGCGAGAAGCTGAAGGCGGCCACGGCCGGGGTCACCGCCAAGGTGAAGCTGGAAGCCGACGCGACCGGCTTCCGGCTGTCGGCGCAGCGGGCACTGAAGGGCGTCGCCGCGGTCGAATTCAAGGTCAAGCTGGTCGCCGACGGGGGCTCCATCGGTTCGGCCAAGCAGGCGGCCGTCCGGGCGCAGAGGGACGTCGGCGACGCCGCCGCCAAGGAAGCCGCCCAGCAGGCCAAGCGGGTCCAGAAGGAGGCCGGGGATTCCGCCGCCAAGGAAGCACGGCGGCAGGCGAAGGTCATCAAGGACGCTCAGCGTGAAGCGTTCGCCAGCTACGCGCCCAACATCCGAGTCACCGGCGAGCTTGAGAAGGCGGCGCGGGCGGACGCGATTGCACAGCGGGTGGCCAACGCTGTCGCGCTGCGGGAACAGAAGGCCGCTAACCGCCAGGCCGAGCACGAAGCCGAGCGGCACCGGCGGGAGATGTCCCGGGCGTTCGAAATGCCGAAGCTGCTGTCGTTCGGCCAGCAGGGCATCAAGCCCATGAACCTGCTGTACGCCGCGCTGGCGGCCCTGTCGCCGGTGATGCTGGCCGTGGGATCGAGCGCCATCGAGGCGGGCACCTCCATCGCCGCCCTGGGGTCGGCTGCGTACGGCGGGGCGCTCGCCGTGACCGGCCTCATCGGCGCGTTCCAGGGCGTCATCGGCGCACTGAAGCTACACACCGCGCTCCAGAAGGCGCAGCAGGGCCAGGCCGCGAAGACCGCCAAGACCAACCTGGACAACGCGGCCAGCATCCGCAGCGCCTACAACTCGATGCTGAACGCCAGCCAGCGCGTCAAGGACGCCCAGGCGGCCGAGAAGAAGGCCACCGCCGACGTCACCAAGGCGTACGCCGAGGCCGCGCAGAAGGTGAAGGACCTGCGGCTGGAGTTGCAGGACCTCCAGGAGCAGCAGCGCGGCAACAACCTGGACGTCGAACAGGCCAGGCAGGCGGCGCAGGCCGCGCACAACTCGTTCTTCACCACCGACCTGGAGAAGCGGCAAGCCGACCAGGCCGTCCGGGACGCCCAGCAGAAGGGCCGCGACATCGCGGCCGACATTGCGAAGAAGCGGGCCGAGCTGCACCAGCGGACGGCGTCCGGGCTGGCTGGCTCGCCCGAAGTCACCGCGGCCGTCCGGGACCAGGCGAAGGCGCAGGCCGAGCTGACCGCTGCCATCCGGGAGAGCAAGAACGCCACCCTGGACTACAAGGACGCCCAGACCAAGACCAATGCGGCCGTCGGGCAGGCCCTGTCGCAGGACGCCCAGCTCAAGGCCCAGTTGGCGGACATGAGCAAGCCCGCCCAGGATCTGTACTACTGGTTCGTCAACAACACGGACGCGCTCAAGGAGTACCGGAGGGCCGCTGAGCGGGCGATCCTGCCCGGCTTCCTGAGCTTCCTGAAGCAGGTCACCGGCAACGACGTCAACGGCAAGCGGGTCGCCAAGGGCAAGACGACGGCCGACATCTTCGCCGCCGGTGTGCATGGCGTCGGCAAGGAAATCTCTGCGACGACGGCGCTCATGGGCAAGCTGATGTCGTCGCGCTGGTTCAAGGCGGACTTGCAGAAGCTGAACAAGGACAATGAGCGGTCGTTCCACAATGTCGGCCACGCGGCCGGGACGCTGCTTCAGCCGCTGACCCGGATCATCGTGGCGGCCTCGCCGCTGCTGGTGCGGTTCACGGCCTACATCGACAAGCTTGCCATCAAGTTCGCCGACTGGATGAAGCAGTTCAGCGACGACGACCTGTCCGGCTGGTTCAAGCGGGCCGGTGACGAGCTGGCGAAGTGGTGGCAGATCGCCGTCAACCTCGGCTCCACCCTGTTCTCGCTGTTCAAGGCGTCCCTGCCAGCCGGGCAGGGCCTGGTGGCTCGGATCCAGGACTTCACCAAGTCCATCGCGGACTGGGCCAAGAGCCCCGAGGGACAGAAGAAGATCAAGGACTTCTTCGACTGGTTCAAGAACCTGCCCTACGGCACGATCGGCAAGATCGTCGCCAGCGTCGCCGGCCTGGTGGGGTTCTTCAAAGCCGCTAGCGCATTCAGGAACCTCAACCCGTTCTATCAACTCCTCACCATCCTGACGACACAGTTCCCCGACACGACGTTCAAGCTGCTGGACTGGCTCAGCGGCGGGCTCGTCGACGTGCTGGGCTGGATGAGCCAGCACGCGCAGGCCACCAAGGACTTCATTGCCCTTGCCGGCGCGCTCGCCCTGTACGCCAAGGCGGCCAGCCTGGTCAGCAAGCTGCCCCCGGGCGGCGTGCTGGGCAAGCTGTTCGGCAAGATCCCCGGCCTCGGCAAGGCGGGCGGCATCCTCGGCGAGCTGTTCGGCCAGCGTGGAGGCACGCCGGCCAATCCGCTGTTCGTCGCCGTCGTCAACGGCAGCGGCGGGAAGTTCTCGCTTCCGTCGGTGGCGAAGGGGGCCGCAGGGGCGGCGGCAGCAGCCGAAGGTGGTGCCGTGGCCGAAGCGGCGTTCGGTACGGCCATCGGCGGCGCGCTACTGGTTCCGGCGGCGCTGGCCGCGATGGTGGCGGCGACGGCGGCGGTCGTGGTCATCTCGGAGCGCAAGTCTCGGCAGAACCGCGACCAGAAGCCGAACAAGCCCCAGACGCAGCTCGCTCCGGGCGACAGCGGGAACCTGAATCCGCACGTCAACCAGCGCACCGCTGCGAGTCGGGCTGGCGACAGCGAGTTCTACCTGGGCAAGAACTTGCAAGTCGCGCGCAGCAACGAGGCCCTGGGCTTCCAGAACTTGCAGAACTTCCTGAACGGCAAGGGGCAGAACGGCGGTCAGGCCAACCTCTTCCGCACGGCTCTTACCGACGACCAGCAGAGAGTGCAAGCGGTCCAGGTCAACCAGCAGATTCAGGAGTACATCACCACCCGCAAGCGGGCGATGCAGGCCAACTTCGACTACCAGAAGTCCACTCTGGGCATCGCTGCGGCCACGTACAACGAAAACATCGAGCTGGACAAGTCGAAGCGTGCCCTGGAGCGCACGCTGGAAAACCTCGGCCTGTCGAAGGCGGCGGCCGACCAGTACGCAACCAGCGTGTACGGCACCAGCGCGGCCATGCTGGACGCGACCGGCAAGTCCGACAAGCTGAAGTCCAAGGTCGGTGACCTGAACACCGGCATGGACAAGCTGACCGGCAAGAAG